TTAATGAAAAAATGGTTTAATAAAATCATTGACAAACTATTTGGTAAAAGATGTCAATGTGGTAAAAAGGTAAAGTAATGGCAATTTTAAGAGGCGGTAAAAGAATAGGTGGTATAGATGTACGTATTGGTATACCTAGAGATAGATCACTTGACAATGTAACAGGCGATCCTAGATTAAAAAGAACACAAGGTGGTAATCCAGAAACTACATTAGGACGTTTTCAAGCATATATCAACGAGGCAGAAGGTTTTGCTAGACAGGCAAGATACTATGCAGAATTTCAATTACCGAAAGGATTGCCTAACGTATTAGGTAATATCAATAACCCATTAGGTGATTTTAATTACTCACAAGAATCAAATGCTGCTGAAGAAACAGCAAGTGCGTTTCCATCACAAACAGATTTATTAGCAGTACAACAAGCAAACGGTAGACGTGTAAGAGCATTTTGTAATGCAATTACAATGCCTGATAGAGAGATTGTACAAAAAGATATTAGACACGGCAATGCACCAGCAAGAAAAGTTGCCATAGATGCTAAATTTTCAAATATCACAGCGTCATTTTTTGGTGATAAGTTTTTAAGAGAAAGAAGTTATTTTGAATTATGGCAAAAGGCAGCATATAGTACATCTACCTTTAATATGAATTACTATGATAACTATGTTTCTAATTTAAATATATTTCAACTAGGACAATTTGCAAGTAGGCAAGAACGTGATGATGTAACTTATGGTGTACAATTAATAGACGCTTTTCCTACAAAAATAGGACCAATTGAATACAATGCTGAAGCAAATAATGTAGTTAATTTTGATGTAGATTTTTCATTTAAATACTGGATCAATTATTTTATAGACAGATCAGGCAATATAGAATTAGGATCTCCTTTAGGTAAAATACCAGAGATCAAAAACAACAACGGAATTTTTGGTGGTATCATTAATAAACTACCACCTGAATTGAGAAGAGCGGGTAGAGATGTACTTAACGATTTAAGACGTAGAGTACCTCTAGGTAGAGTAACTGGCGGAAGAGTATTCCCACCATTTAAAATACCACCACTAAATATATAAATTAACAAGGAGATATTATGGCATTACCAATAGTGGAAACACCAAGATATGAATTGACTTTACCATCTACTGATACTAAAGTACAGTATAGACCTTTTCTCGTTAAAGAAGAAAAGATTTTGTATATGGCATTAGAGTCAGGAGAAGAAAAAGAAATGCAACAGGCAACAAAAGATATATTGAAGTCTGTTACATTTGATAAGTTAGAAGTAGAAGAATTGCCTACATTTGATGTAGAGTATATTTTCTTACAGGTTAGGGCAAAGTCTGTAGGAGAAATAGCAAAGTTTAAAGTTATATGTCCAGATGATAAGAAAACCTATGGCGATGTGGAGGTTGACATATCAAAAGTTGAGGTGCAAGTAGATGACGCACACACCAACAATATAGTTTTAGACGAAAAACGAAAGTTAGGCGTTGTTATGAAGTATCCTAATATGAAAGTGTTATATACCACACAAGGTGTTAAATCACTTAAATATGAAGATATTATATCAATGATTACAGGTTGTGTAGATTACATTTACGAGGGTGAAAAGAATTATCCTGCAAGTGAATCAACACCTGAAGAATTGAAATCATTTTTTGAATCATTATCTCAAAATCAATTTGTTGAATTGAGAAAGTTTTTCGAAACTATGCCTAGACTTAGACACGAAACAAAAGTGAAGAACCCAAAGACAGGAGTTGAAAGTACAATCACCTTCAGCGGGTTACAAGATTTTTTCGGATTGGCCTCTCCCACAACAGCCTAGAGGCGATATTCGAAGTTAATTTTGCTTTAATACAACATCATAAATATTCATTGACAGAAATAGAGTCAATGATACCTTGGGAGAGGGACATTTATGTACAAATGTTGATAAATCATATTAAAGATGAAAACGAAAGAAAAAGAAAAGAACGGGAGAGAATGAAATGATAATTAAGAAATTAATAGAGAGTGATTTCTGGTATCTAATTAAAACTGAAATACCACAAGTTATGTCTAACTGGCGTATAGTACCTAGAGGTCTTATGGCAGCATATGGTGTTGCATTTTATCAAACAGCAGTATGGTTTATGAATTTAGAAAACCCAAATAATGCTCAGGCAGCGTTTGTATCTGTTATTGTAGGTGCAGGTGCGGCTTGGTTTGGTATATACGTAAATGGTAAACCTAGTAAGATTACAGACGCACACGAAAAACCAATTAGTAAACAAATAGGATAATATGGCACTACCTCAAATAGCACCTCTTCAATCAGAATTTGATATGCCTCAAAATAAGCAAAGTAGTGAGGATGCTGTAAAAAAAGAAATAGCAAAGATAGGTCAAGTCATAGAAAGTAAAATTTCTAAATCTTTTAAATCTGCTACACAAGCAGTTTTAGGTGATGTACCTAAAATCATAGGTGATTTAACTAAAGAAATAGAAAAAGGTCCTGTAGATAGTTTTGCCTTAGCAATGAATAAGTTAATTACTATGGTAGACAAATTAGGTATTAATTTAAGAGATTATAATGATGAATTAGCAGATTTAGTTAATGATTTTAAAGGCACACAAGAACAAATCAATCAAAAAATATTAGAATATAGACAAAACGGAATTAAAGCAGAGTACGATCAAAAAACAGGTGCAATTAAATTTATAACACAAGAAGAAGTAAAACAAAGAAAAATAAGTATAGCAGAAAATGAAAAACTAATTGCTCAAAAACAACAAGAAATTTCTACACTTACACCTAAATTAGGCACAGATCAATTTGTCGGTAAAACTAAAAAAGGAACTGATAAGACAATAAAAACACAAGAAGCACAAGAAAAGTATTTAAAAGCAATTAGTGATGAAATAACAAAATTAAATGAAGAAAATGAAAAAGCACGTGAATCAATCAAAGATGATAATAATTTAACTGCTGGACAAGATGTAGGTGGTTTTAGTAAATTAACAGAATTAAAAGAAGCATTTATGGTAATACCTGATACGATTACCGAAGTATTTACAACTTTCAAAAATGTAGGAACAAAAGTGTTTGATGGATTTGCTAAAGTTTTTGAAAATCCTATGAAAGCATTTAAAGAAATAGGTAAATCATTAGGTGCTATAGGCGGCATATTTAAAACAGCAAGAATAATGATTGCATTGAAGGTAATGGCAGTAGTTATGGCATTTCAATTCTTTGCTGAAAAAATAGATAAGATCGGTGCTTTTTTTGTAGGAATATGGGAAAAGATTACAGGTTTCTTTCAAGGTATAGTAGATTGGTTTAAGAACTCTACTGTAGGTAAATTCTTCTTTGGTGGAAAAGATAAAGAAGAAAAAGATAAAGTAGTAGATAAAAAGGCTGGTACAGCAGGTGATATGGCAGGTGAAACATATATGGAAGATCAATCAACAGCACCTGTGAGAAGTATGTCAAGTGCAACACTTGAAGATGGTTTAGTTAATCAAACAGTAGATACAACATTATCAGATTATGATGATAACTCTGCTAAGATAATTGCACAAAGACAATTGGCAGGTATGGATGGTGAAGGCACCGAAGAAATAGATTATACAGGAATGAGAGGTGGCACATCATTAAGTCAATTGGGTGTTAAGAAAAGACAAGTAGTAGGAAATCAATTAAAAACAGATGATGGTATGGGTATGTATGGTAATGTATCAGAATCATTAAAAGAATTAAATACTGAAAGTGCTGCTGGTGCAAATGCTCCTAATGTAATAATACAAACTAATTCAAACGTGAATAGTAATCAAACTTCAGGAACTAACGTATCAGGATTTGTAGACCACGAACCAGATACTTCATTTAAATATATTAGAAGTGGTGCGTCAGGTTCTAGTGATTTTTAAAAAGTAACACCTAATTCTTTTTCAGTAATTATCTTAAATACAGCACCGTTGTCTTCAGCATACGCAGTTGCGGCTTTCCATTTTGCTTGATTTTTGATAAACTCAAAACTTTCACGCATATAAGATTTAGTTTTCTTTTTAGGTGGTTTAGGTTGCGTACATTGACGAGAAGGTTTAACTTCAATTAACATTTTTCTACCCTTATCAGTTTTAATAATGAAGTCAACAAAGTATCTATGCCACTTCTTATCAATAGGATTGTAATATCGTATAGGTAATTCTTCACTTGCCCATTGTATGATACCAGGATTGTTGTCGCAGTAGACCATAAATCTACGCTCTAACAATGAACGATATATTATGTTATTAGGGTTACCAACGTACTTCTTTGGATTAGTTGGTTTATATATTCCTTTAAAAGACTTCTTCATATCATATAAATATTACTACTATATATAAAGGAAGAAACAAATGGCTTGGACCTCAAAAGTATCAAATATAATCAAAGGTAAAATAGGTAATGCAGTTGCAGGTGCAGTATCAGGTAAGATTAGTCAAGCATTATCATTTGCTAATCAAGGACAAAGTACGAAACTCGCTGCTAAACTATTAAGTAAATCACCCTTAGAAATAGGTGCAGTAGGACCTACATCACATATGGCAGAAAATCCATATCAATATGGTACTGTCTATTATCCACAAGAAACAAGTAATTTAGGTGAAGGTCATTATATTATATTTGATGTATTGTCTAACAATAAGAGTGAAAAATTTAAAACAAGTACATTTGATAATGGTAGATTAACAGATGCTAAAGTTAATTATGTAGGAGAAAAATATAAGATTGGTGGTGATTTATTTGGTAATCAAAGCGGTAGAAGACAAGGCACATTTAATAATAGAATTAAAAATATAAAATCCAGAGGTGTTACGCAGACAAATAGAGTAAGAGGTGTTAACTCTGGTTTATTCAGATATGCAGAATCAAATCATAGGTACATATCAGATAGTATATTATTGTATATGCCACCTGAAGGTATGAAATTTTCATACAAAGCAGATTACGAGGCATTAGAAACAGGACTTGCAGGTGATATGGCACAAGGTATTGCTGGTGTAATAAATGAACCAGGATTTGCTGATAGAGTAAAAGCTGCAGGTAAAATTAATTCTGTAGCAATAGAACTTGTTAAATCAGCAGGTTTTGCAACATTAGGAATAATACCTGGTTTTGAAAATGCAAGAGCAGTTTATGACAAGTTTAAGGGACAAGCAAAGAATCCTAATTTAGAATCAGTATTTAAATCAGTACCATTTAGAGAGTTTAGTTTTCCATTTATGTTTGCACCTAAGAACGAAAAGGAAAAAGATAGTGTTCATAAAATATTACAATTGTTTAGATTTCATATGTTGCCTGAACATCAAAATAGTGCAAACGGTTATTTCAATGTACCATCAGAATTTCAAATAACTTATATGTATAGAGACCAGGAGAACTCATATATTCCTAGAGTGAGTCGTTGTGTATTAAAATCAGTTGATATAGATTATGCACCAGAAGGTGTTATATCTTCATTACCACCAGACGAAAGAGGTGCACCTCCTACTATTATTAAACTTGATTTAGCATTTGGTGAAACAGAAATTATGACAAAAGAAACTGTAGCACAAGGATTCTAATATGTATTTTGAAAGATTTCCTACAGGACAATACATACAACCAGGTACTGAAACATATAAACTTGTATCAGATTTATTCAGACGTGTAAAAATTAGAGATAAAGTCAAAGACGTAGCAAGTTTATATTCAGAATACTTTGTAACAAACGGTGAAAGACCTGAACATATTGCAATGAAACACTTTGGTAGTCCTATGTTTCATTGGATAATTTTATTGACAAACGGCATTACAGACGCATATTACGAATGGCCATTATCATTTTCAGCATTTGAAGAATTTTTATATTCTAAGTACGATAATCCAGACGCAATACATCATTATGAAAAAGTACAATCAAGTGGTCCACAAACGTCAATTGATTACTCACATCTTATTGAATGTAATAGTACAGACGTTGGCGCACAATCAGTTAGTAATAGAGAATACGAACAAAGAGAACAAGACCGTAAGAGTAGAATTAAATTATTAAACCCAGCATATGTACCTATGATGATAGAAGAATTTGAAAGATTGATGAATGAATAATTATGTATTCACAAATAGATAAAGATAGATTAACTAAAGCAGGTCGTTTCCTACTTGATGATATTACCTTAGTGTCATATCAATCAGCAGATGGATCAAATACAAACGCTAAAGCAGTATCTATTAAATCCCTTGTATTAGAAATCAACATTTACGAATCATTAGAAGGTCCTGGTTTATCAGGTAATATAGTTGTTGCAGACGGACAAGCAGTTGTATCACATTTACCATTAACAGGTTATGAACGTATAGAATTTAGATTATACACACCAGGCGTAGGTCGAGGTTACGATTTTTCATCTGTAACAGGTCACCCTATGTACATCTATAAAATATCAGGCAGACAACCGACTACACCTAGGTCGCAGTTGTATATGTTACATTTTTGCAGTAGAGAAATGCTTGATAATGAAATGACAAGAGTCAATAGAACATTAACAGGTTCACCAGATCAAATGGTAATAGACATATTTCGAAATGATCTACAAAGTAAAAAGAACTTAATTGTAGAAGAAACAAAAGGTTTAAGAAAATATGTTATGCCTAGATTTAAACCATTTAAGGCAATAAGTCAAATTAGTACCGTTGCAGAACCATTAAAATACGCTTCGTGTGGTATGTTATTTTACGAAGACGCAACAGGATTTAGATATAGAAGTATTGAAAATATGTTAGCCGTTGCAGGCGCTGCTAGACCAGTGGCAGCAAAGTTTCAACAAAAACCACGTAACGTAAAAGGTGGTACAGGTGAAACTGATATTATTAAAGAAATGCAGACTGTAGATGGTTATGAAATCAAAGATCAGTTTGACACATTAAAGAACTTAAACAATGGTGTTTATGCAAGTCGTATGGTTACACACGATATATACAATAAAACTTTTAGTGAAATAGATTTTGATTACAACACATACTTTCCAACTATATTTCATACGGAACACGATGGCGCAGGTGGTCTTGTAGATAACAAATCACAATTACCTATCTTTAACTTTAAAGACGGTCAACTTATATCAGATAAACCAGAAGGCACATTAAACTTTGTATCTTCTACATCTAAAGTACAAAATGATTACGAAGGCGAACCATTTGAAGAACTATACAATAAGATGATGGCACAGAAACTATCTTTTAGAAGTCAAGTGTTGTCATTAGATTGCAAAGGATTTACAGGTATTTCAGTAGGTGATTTATGCAGTTTTGAAGTACCCTCTTATGAACCACAAGGTATGGACAATCCACTAGATATTGATCCTTATATGAGTGGACGTTATTTAATACGAAAAATACATCACCGTATTAGCACCAGCAATGATATGCACACAATGAACTTAGAGTGCGTTAAAGACGCTATACGAGTGCCATATCCAGAAGAAAGTATAGATACCTTTACGTATAGAGAAAACCAAGATAGTTTAACTTATTTACAATATCAATTTGATGACGCTTTATTAGAGAACGTCAGCGATGAATCACAAAACGAGATAATGGCATAAACTATGAGAATGCTTAGAGAAACCGAGAGTAGAGTCGATTTTTTCAAAAGAGGGGCTGGCCATACTGCCAACAATGAGAGATATGAACTGAAAGATAATAAAATGAATATAAAACCGCAGAATAACATAATAAGAACTGTAAAGAACAAATTTAAACAATATATAGATGGCATCCTCATTAGATATGACAATTATATCTACTATAGACAAATGGAGAGATTTTATAAGAATAAGAGAAGTGTAATAGAGATAATCAAAGATAAAGTCAATCTTGCGATTGCCTGTCTTAGTAAGAATATAAGTAAATACGTAGTTAATAGTAACCTAGACGGCCATCCTCAT